GATGACATGGCCTACCCCGGCGGGTTGGTCGTGGAGACGTACACGGCTGCGACGATCTCGAACGCGTACGGCGAAGCTGTCTACGCCGCGCCGACGACTACGACGATCACTTGCATCGCCCACCCGGCGGGCCGCAGGGAGCTCGCGCGGCTACCCGAGGGCGACCGTCACAAGCAGACGATCGCGATCTACTCGGAGGCCACGTTGGCGCACCCCGCAGGCACCCGGCCGCTCGTAGTGCGGTACGAGGGGCGCCGGTACGAGGTGGTCAAGGTTGCCGACTATTCCGTGATTGGCGGGCTCTCGCTCGCTCTTGCCCAGCTGATCGAGGAGTGAAGCCATGCACCTGCTACCACAACGACGAGAGAACACCCTGCGCGACCTGGAGACCGGCAGGCGGTTGCACGTGTCGTGGTGGACCTGGCTCGGCTTCATGCTGTTCTTGACGGTATCCGGCTGCGGTCACGGCCCGGCAATGCTGGGCTTCGCGAACAAGGTCTACGAAGGCGTCATCACGCATCAGGCTCCTGTGTTCGACGAGGTCGAGCGTGCCGCCGCCTACCGCTGTCAGATGAAGTCCGGCGACCCGGAAGCATACGCGCTCTGCATGGCCCCCGTGCTCGATGCTCGGATGCGCTGGGACGCCGCGCTGAAGCAACTCAAGAGTGGTCACGCTGCCCTGACGAACGCACTGCCCGAGATGGCAGGCGCGCTCGAGCAGGCCCGAAAGACAGCGAATGGTACGGATTGATCGGCTTCAGGCTGGCATGATCGCCATCCTCCGGGAGCTGCTGCCCGGCGTCGATGTCCTGTGGGCACCGGCTGAGCGTCCCCGCGAGTCGTCCACCGACCTCGTGGTCGTGCGGGTGATCAGCGGACCCACGACCGAGTCGCCTTCGCTGACGTTCGACGAGGTGCCAACGAACGTGCGCGTCACCGTCAACTCTGCCGAAGACGGCCAGTCGTACGCGCTCTATGCCACGGGGGCCGTCTGGCGGATCGAAGCTGACTCCGACGACGAGCCGACCGACATCCGCGACGCCTTCATCGTAGCGCTTGACGAGGAACAGCCAGGCCTGCGAGCCACGATCTCACCCGAGGGCGCCAACTCCTTACGGATCGCTGGCGTCGCGCTCGGTGACCTGTGGGGCTTCGGAGCGAGTGGCGACATCACCGTGGAGAACGTCGCCGTGACGGACGCGATGGTCCAGACAGCACATGCCGTCTTCCGGCTCGAAGTCCAAGCCTTCGGCGGACCGAACGGGCGATACCCCCGTGCGGGCGCGGCCAACCTGATCGGCGAGATCATCGGTGGCCTCTATCACCCCGACATCCGCGAGATGCTGGACGAATACGGCGTGACGATCTGGGGATCGCCGTCGAGCCCGACCGACCTCACCGCGATCGCTGGCGCCAAGTTCGAGTCGCGATCTGCCTTCCAACTCACCGTGGCCACGCGGTCCTATTCAGCCCGACCCGTCGAGACGATCGCCGATCTGGCTCTCACCGTTTCCACTGACCAAGGTTCGGTCACCGTGACCGTCTCATCGGAGTGACGCCATGTCCATCAATCTGCACATCAACCTCTCCGTTGTACTCGAAGGCGCCGCGCCTGACTCCGCTGGCTTCGGCGTCCCGATGTTCGTGTACGAGCACGTGATTGCGGGAGGGCGGCAGCAGGGCCCGTTCTCCTCGGTCGCTGCACTCGTCACAGCTGGACACGTGTCGGGCTCCGCGGCGCACACCTGGGCGACCGCTCTGCTCTCGCAGAACCCCAAGGTCAGTCAGTTCTACATCGGTCAGCGACTCGCCGGTGACGCGGATCTTACCGCATCGCTTGACGCAATCGAAGCCGTCGACCCGAGCACGTTCTACTGCCTGAACATGCAGTCTCGCCTGTCCGACGAGATCTTGGAGATGGCCACGTGGGTTCAGGCTCGCAACAAGATCGCGATCGTCCAGAGCAACGATGCGTCGATCCTGTCGGGGGAAGGTCCGTCATGGACGACCACCGTCGGTGGCACCCCGGAAGACGGCGACTACGATGTGACTTTCACCGGGTTCGGGCTCGCATCGCCCGTGACCGTGACCGTCGCGCGTTCGACCACTCCGGCCGACAACGACGACCTTGCAACGGCGATCGCGGCGGCCATCGAAGCAGAGGAAGATCTCGACGACATCGTAGCCCTTGCGGAGGCGACAGACGAGGTGGTCGACATCTCGATCGAGAATGACCTACCGGTGGGGACGATCACCGCCGCAGCGCCTGGATCGGCGACACACACCGCCGCTCTCGTTGACGCTGACATCGCTTCGTTCCTCGCAGCTGCCGGCTACACGCGCACCGCCCTCTGGTACCACCCTACGGACGCGGAGTATCTCGACGGCGGAGTGACCGGCGTTGGCCTGGCCTTCGCTCTCGACGCTCCTGGAGGCGCCGGGTCGTGGGCGTACAAGCGGATCGCAGGTGTGTCGGCGACGCAGCTGACCACCGCGCAGAAGACCGCGATCCTGGCCACCAACGCGAACTTCTACGCTCCGGTGCGAGCGTCCAGCGGAACCGAGATCGACGGCTTCACCTTCAAGGGGTCGATGGCCTCGGGTCGGCAGATCGACGTGACCACAACGCTCGACCTGACGCATGCGCGAATGGAAGAGGCGATCATGGGAGTGCACCTTGGGACGCCCACCAAGAACGCGTTTACTGACGCGGGGATCGCCAAGTTTCAAGCGGCGGCAAACGGCGTGATGGCGAACCTCGTCGCCGCTGGTCACTACGACGGCGGCGCACTGTCGGCTTCGACCGGCCGACGAACTCCGTGGATCGACGTGCCGTTGGCCGCGAATGTCAGCAGCGCCGACAAGCAGGCCGGCCTGCTCACCATGACCGGCGAGGCGATCTTGGCCGGATCGATCCTGTCGATCGGAAGCCCAGAAACCGTGGGCTTCACGATCAACGTCAACTTCGCGTAACCGCTAGGAGAACACGACATGTCCGACACTCTCAGACAATACGATCCAAAGAAGGTTACCGCGTCGTGGGGGATCCCGGGTGCTGGACTCGACCTCCTCGCCGATGCGGTGGCGGGAACGTTCCTCGAAGTCTCCGCAGCGTCTGACGCCTGGAGCGACCCACGTGTCGACCGGCAGGGGAACGCCGTGCGCGTCTTCCTGAACAACGGCAGCGGGCTACTCACGATCCGCAACACGGCAGAAGGTCCGATGAACGCGGTGCTTTCCGCGTTGGCGCAGACCGACAAGCTGGCGCAGAACATCGTCGGTTCGATCACGGTCAAGGACCTCAATGGCAGCACGGTGTGCGTCTACACCGGCTGCTACATCAAGAGGATCCCGCCCCCGTCGTTCGGCATGGAAGCCGGCGAGAGGATCTGGCGTTGGAGCTTCGTTGGCGCCACCGAGTTCATCGGCGGCCAGAACGTGGCGTAAGAGAAGGAAACGTAAGACATGGACACCGCACGATTCCGCGAAGGCACCGTCACCGAACACGTCGATGGCATCCCGTACACGTCGACCAAGCTGCCGGCCACGAAGGGGATCAACGTTCTTGCTCGGGTCATCCAGGTCACCGGCGAGACGGGGTTGCAACTGCTCATCAAGTCGCAAGTCGGCGACCTGATGAATGCTGCGATGGCCCTGCCTTCGGCGACAGCATCTGCGCTCGTTCGTGTGGCGGCTGGGCTGTCGGAGGATCCGGGGCTCATGCGGGACATCCTCGGGCCGGTGAAGTGCGGTGCGCTTCGTCTCGGAGGATCGGCCAACGTCGAAGGCGTCCTCGTCGATCACTTCGACTCGCACTTCGCAGGTGAGTACCTCCACCTCGCGAAGGTCTTGGCTTTCGTGCTGGGGCACAACTTCCTGGGTTTTACACTCGGCTTCCTCTCGACGAGTGGGAGCCCAAGCACGAAGACCGACCCGGAGACAAGCGCGGCATAAGGCCCGCGAACGTTCACCCCCTGATCGCAAACCTCTGTGTCCGCCCTGATGGGGCACTCGACGTCGCCATGTTCATCGCACTCAGCACCACGCTTTCGATCGACGAGGCTAAAGACCTCCAGGAGATCGATAGCTACGGGCGGTCGTGGCGGCATGCGACGCACGAGAATCTGAAGGCCAGACGCACGTCGGAGGGCCAGGACTGATGGCCACGGTCATCGAAGAACTCGCGATCTCCCTTGGCTGGCAAGTCGACGCGAAGCCGCTCACCGAAGCGTCTGAGAAGTCGAAGCGCCAGGCCAAAGAGAGCGCGGACTCATGGCGGAAGTCTGCGGCCGTCGTCGCTTCGGCGTGGCTCGACATCGGCAAGGCGGTCGCGGGTGCAGTCGGCAAGGTGGTCGGCTTCATCGACGAGATCACGAAGGCTGGCGACAAGGTTGCGAAGAACGCTCGGGCTGCTGGCATGGCGGCCGACTCGTACCAGAGGCTTCAGTTCATCGCCGGGCGCTCTGGCGTCGAGATGAACGTGGTGAGCGTGGCGGCGCGGAAGCTCGGGAAGAACCTACTCGACGCCAGCAACGGTGGCGGAAAGATGTTCACCGACACGATCGCCCAGATGGGCGTGTCGCTCTCCGACCTCGAAGGACTGAAGCCAGAGGAACAGATCGGCCTAATCGCTGACGCATTGCTGAAGGTCGAAGACCCGGCGCGGCGCTCGGCCATGTCGATGAACCTGTTCGGCGAAGAGGGCGGCCCCAAGATGGCGTCGCTCTTGGCTCTTGGCTCGAAGGGGATCAAAGACCTCGGAGAGAAGGCGAAGGGCCTGGGCTTGATCATGGGCAAGGATGCGCTCGACGCATCGGAGGAGTTCCAGGATCAACTTGGCGATCTGAAGGCCACCGTCGCTGGCGTTGCCCGTGACCTCGGGGTGTCGCTGATCCCGATGCTGAAGGACTTCATTGTCCAGATCCGCGAGTGGATCACGCAAAACCGCGAGTTGATCCAAACAAAGCTGCAGGACTTCATCAAGGATGTGGCCCACGTCGTGCGAGAGCTGCTGCCGGTTGCGCTGTCGCTCGTGGGAGCGATCGGGAAACTGGTCGACGTGGTCGGGCCGCAGGGTGCCGCCGGTGCTTTCGGCGCGCTGAAGCTCGCAACGTCGGGCGTCGGCACGTCCATGATGGCTGCGCTCGGACCGATCGGCATGGTGACCGCTGCCGTGGCTGCGCTGTCTCTCGCGTTGATCGGCTCGGTTGAAGACGCCCAAAAGTCGCGGATGGCGATGGACGACTACCTCCGCGGCGGAACGACCTCGAAGCGCGGTGCGCCGGGGTTCGTCGCATCGAAGGAAGAGGGCAAGCTACAAGCACGCAAGCGCAAATGGCTCGACGCTGCCGCAGCAGAGAATGCCAAGGTCCGCAACTTGGACCTGTCCCCAGCGGCTCGCACGCAGGCGAAGATGAATCGCGACTCTCACATCGCCCGTGCAAAGGGGATCGATGACAAGATCGCCGCGGAGCGCTCACGTGTAGAAGAGTCTCGGCAGGCCGAAGAGGCAACGGACGCGAACCCACAAGGCCCTCCATTGGCAGCCATGGGTTCGACGAAGCCGCCACGGACAGGTGGTGGTCGCGGCAGCAAGCGAAAACCGTTCGAAGGTCCCGACCTATCCGAACTCGAGGGGCACGCCGCGATGGGGCAGGACGATCCCGGGCTGAACCTACTCCTCGGCAGCGTGGGTATCAGCAGCTCCCCCATGGATGAGCTCGGCTTGAAGGAGACCCCGCAAGTCCTGATCAACACGACGAACAACACGTTCACTCAGTCGTTTGAGATCGATATCGACGGCGCGGGCGATCCTGGAAGCGTGGCGGACTCTGTCGTCGTCGCGTTCAAGCGGCTCATGTCCGAAGACCTGCAAGACACATCGAAGATGGCCAAGGTCGTTTTCAGCCGGTGAGGTACCCATGAAGGCACAAAGCATCACGCTCGACGAGAACGCGCAGCTGTTGTTCTCCGACAACCTCACCGAAGTCGGGATCCTCAGCGTCTACAACCCGAACGCAACGACGATCTTCGTGAAGCTGTGGGAGGTCACCACTGCACCCACGGTGGCATCGGATGCGCCGACGCTCGCGCTTGCATGCCCCACCGGCGTGACGCCGCACGTGTTTTTCTCTGGGTTCGGCAAGACGTTTATCGCTGCAACCGAGGAATCTGGAGCGGGTGCAACGGCTCCGGGTTCGGATCTGATCGCCACCTATACGAGCGTGAAGATCAATGGATAGGCGGAAGATCGCAGCGATTGCGGCGGCTTGTCGGAACCGGGGAGGGCTCTCGCTCATCGACGCCAACGTGGTGTTCCTCGGGAGGTCAGCGGCGTGGGACGACTACTCAGAGCTGAGTGTCGACCAGTCGGGGAACGGGAACGACCTAACGGATGCGGAGACGTATGCGCACAGCGTTGCGCTCCCGGCAGGCATCACGACGCACGGCACAGTCGAGTTGCTCGTGCAGGTACGCGACGGCATCAGCAACGTCTACGGAATGACCCTAGCATCCGCGGACACCATCCTACGCGCGCGTATGCTCGCCGGCAACGGGAACGATTCATTTCAGGCAGGTACATCAGTCGCCAATACGATCTCGATCCCAAACCTAGAAGCGGGGTACCGCACGTACCTCTGGGCGTGGGTGACCGAGCCGAATCCCGATACCACCGGACCATCGAACGCATCCAAGACAACCCATCACGTATGGGATATCGCTGCAGACGAGTACGCGACTACGGGCAACACTCACGCGGTAGTTCCCGAGACGACCAGGGTTGCCCTGGGGGCCTCGAACCCGGGCGGGGGAAACCTGTTTGCAACCGACGGCCACGGCCGCATCCGCCACGTCCGCATCTCCAACGTCGCCCGCTCCCGCGCCGAGCTAGAGGCACTGATCCCACTGATCACCGCCGGGGAGGCGCCGTGAGATGCCGGCCCTAAACCTCAGTCAACTGGCCGCCCCGTCGTCGGTCTCCATCTTCGCGAAGGACCCCGCGTCCTCAGGCCGGATCCTCGCGTTCCTCCTGACGCGCGTGATCTTCCCGGTGGCTGGGCGCGTGCGGCTCGACTTGTCGGAGAGCGAGGATCATCGCCGCTCGTACCAGGTGAGTCGCAACCCGATGGAGCCGGGCGTGACTGGCTCGATCATCCGCAACCCCGACACGCTGACGGTGCAAGGTTTCCTGTCCGCGACTCCGCTTGGTGGCATCGTGGCCCAGCAACTCGGAGCGTTCGGAAGCATCTTCCGTCGTGACCGTCGCGAAGTGGAAAACCTCCGCACGATCGCAGACAAGCGCGAGCCCGTCGTGGTGGTGACTGCTGAGCGGGCCTATGCGTCGATGGCAATCGAGGCGATGAACGAGCGCCACGACAACCGCACCGGAAACGGGATCGCGGTGTCGCTCCAGTTCTCCGAGGTTCGGATCGTCTCACCGCTGCTGGTCGGCGGGATGCTCGACCCTGACGCCTTGGCGCTCGGTGCAATGAACACGGCATCAGCCGGCTCGCAGGCACCCGTGGAAGTGCCAGACCCCGGGGGGCTCGGATGACCCTAAAGAGGATCAGCGTTCGGCAGGGAACCGCGGAGCGTTCGCGGTCGCAGCGGATCACGCTTGGCGGCGTTCGACTGACGGCCAAGTTCCAGTACGTCGCGGCGACCGAGCGGTGGGTCATGACGCTCTCCGATCTGTCTGGTGTCGTGATCCTCGCCGGCGTGACGGTTGTTCCTGGTGTCGATCTGCTGCTTCCGTTCAAGCACTTGGCGCTGCCGCAGGGGCAACTGTTCGTGATCTCCAAAGATCGCGAGCCCCCAACTCTGCTCACCGTCGACCGTACGGCACATGTGAACTACCGGGAGGCGACATGATCCCCCGGCTGTTCAACCCCCGGATCGCCGCGAACGTTGCGACACAGCCCGTGCTGTACGGCAACGGCGAAGGCTTGCGAATGTCTTTCTCGATCACGCGTTCGCTAACGTCTGCGCCGGACGTGTGCCGAATGTCGATCTGGAATCTCTCGCCTGCTCGTGTTGCGCTGATGACCGAGCTCGTGGACGCGGCTTCGTTCGCTCCGCCGTCGCAGCAACTCTCGCTTGCTGTCGGCTACGACGAGACAACGATGGGACTGTTCACGGGAGACATTCGGGAGCTGCAGACTAGGAAAAGCGGCGTCGATCAAGTGACGACGGTAGTTGCGGACGACGGCGGCGATGCATTCACCGACGTTCCGATCCGCTTGACCTCGGCCGGGCTCACGCCGCAGAACATGGTGGACGTGGCAGTAGCGGCCATGCAGTTGGCGATTGATCCATCTGTCGCGCAAATCCTCGCGACGTCTTCGCCGCAAGCCGTGTCGCCATACACCGCCGTTGTCATCGGGCGAGCGTCCGACCTTCTGAACGAGGTCACGAGGCGGATCGGTGCACGGTGGTGGATCAAGGACAAGACGTTGCACATGGCCCGCCGTGGACAAGCTGCCCAAGTCGCAGGGATGGCCGTCGTGATCAAGTCCGACATGCTCATGTCGGAGATCGAACGCGAAGGCCCGGACCTCGTGCGCTTCACGTCGATGCTCGATCCGAACATCACGCCTGGTGGGCAAGTTGCACTGAGCGGCGGCCTCAGTCGCTCCGGCCCGAAGTACTACCGCGTCGAAGCAGCTTCGTATCAGGGCGACACGAT